TTTAAGCTGAATCCATTTAGACAAGGTATAACCAATAGTTACTATTAAAAGTAATACTTTTAAACTCATTTCTATTTGCGCAAATGTAGTTACACCAAGCGTGGTTGTATTAATAGCGTATAATTTTAAATCGTTAAGACTCATCTTAAAATCCTTTAGCCCGTTGGGTTATTGGTCCTTGTAGGCTATATGATTTGCAAGGATATTTTTTAACATGCATACCTGTAATACCAGAGCTACTGCCCTTACCCATTGGAAAACCGCTAGTATCTAATGGTCCGTCCCAAACGTGTGATTCCCCTACTTGACCTTCCAACGTAGGCTTGCCTAGTAATTTACTTATATTGTGATCCATAATTATTTATTTATTCTTTATAACCTTCTATTCTAGCTTTTATAACGTCAGCTTGTGTAATTTTACCATCACCTGTTTGATCTTTCATAAACACAGGCGCTTGCTGACCCATAGACATTTGCCGTTGCTCAGGCGTGCCATAAATAGTTTGCGCCATACCTTGCGTTTGAGGGCTAAACACGGGCTTAGCAACACCCATCTGATTAGCTGGTACTGGTGGTTGCATTGTCATCTCCATACCAGTTAATGGGTCGATCATTTTTAAAGGATTTTTATAGTCCATAATTATCTTTCTTTATCTTTATTAACATTGTTAATAGCAAATGAATAAACTTTATCGCTATAGCTTTTGCCTTTCATTATACTGTTGCGCCTAGTACTAGTGGGTATATCCTCTTCACCAAGCATTATTTTATATACTCTTGATATTAGTTGTTTGCCTTTAAAAGAAACTTTATATATATTATACTTTTGTGTAGTCCTATTGTTTCTTCGCCAAAGCGTAATCCAATCGTTTTGTAAAAGCTTGTTCCATCTACGATTATCCCAACTAAAAGAATATGTACCGTCTTCAAAATCTTTTCTAGTAAACATATCCATGCAGTCTAAATATATTAAAAGCTCTAGCTCTGCATCGTTTAAATCATTATTTTTACAAGCCCACTTACGTATTATACGATAGTGTTTAAGAAGATTTAAATCCCTAATGTCACTAGCATCTATTCTCATAGCACAACTACAACGTCTACATCTCGTATAACATAAAAAACTTGCTTGTCTACTTCAAGCCTGTGGCCAGCGTTTTTATCATAGAATATCGTTTGACCTTCTTCTACACCTTTAACGTCGTCACCACAATGAAGTATAGTCGCTTCTTTATAACGAATATCAACTCTTTGTTTACCAGTTAACATAAGACCACCGTCAGTTTTTTTTACGGTGTCTTCTTTTTTCTTTTTTATTACTATATTTCTACCTACTGCTTTCATCTCCAACTCTTAAATTATTGATTACACAATCTGTAGATAATATAGTGGTAGCCACTGAAGCCGCGTGTTTGAGTGCGCTTTTAGTTACAAGTAAAGGATCTATAATCCCTGTATCAACCATGTGAACAGTTTCACCTGTAACTACATTAACACCCATACCTTCTTCGGGCGTACCAACCTCTTCTAGTCCAGCGTTATTTAGTATAGTTTTAAACGGAGCTTTAATAGCTTCTAGCAATATCTTTTCACCAACGGTTTTACCTTTGGTTTTATTAGATGCATCGCGAAGAGCTATACCACCTCCAGATACTATACCTTCTTTTACCGCGGCTTTAGTAGCACAGATAGCATCTTCGACTCTATCTGATTTTTCTTTTAACTCTATCTCTGAGTTAGCCCCTATTTTTACAACTGCAACTTTCGCTGATAGTCTAGCTAATCTTTTTTCAAGTCTTATAATTTCACCGGGAGCTTTAGCTTTAGATATTAGTTTTTTAACTGAATCAATTAAACGCTTTATCTCATCAGTAGAAGTATCTACTTGAAGTATTGTATCTGTATCACTAGTTGTGCTCTTAAAACATGATCCTAGGAAGTCTGGGTTTATAACATCTAAGTCATCACCAAGATCTTCATTGATAACAGTAGCACCAGTTAGCATAGCTAAATCAGACATTGTGTCTTTTTTGTTTATACCGTATGTAGGTGCATTTACTACATTTACTTTTATATTACCTTTAACCTTATTCATTGCTAGCGTAGCTAACACCTCGGTTTCTAAATCACCAATAATAAGTAAAGGCTTTTTGTTTTTAATCACGTATTCAAGTATCGACTGAATCTTGCGTACAGATTCTATAGGTGACTCGATTAGTAATACAAGTGGGTTGTCAAGCTCTGCTATACGTTTTTCTTTGCTTGTTACAAAGTGAGAGTTTGTTAAACCTTTTTCGTACTGCACACCATCGACAAGTTCAAACTCTGTCTTGTCTTCTGTTGTAGGTTCCATTATAACAACACCATTTTCACCAGCAGCTTTAAAAGCATCACCGATTATTTTGCCAAGCTCAGCATCGTTGTTACAACTAATAGCAGCTACATCATCTAGCATGCTACCTTCTACCGCAATGACCTTTTTTTCTAAGTAATCAATTACTTTATCAACAGCACTTGTTATACCGTTTTTAATATTACGTATATTATCTTTATCGATATTTTTATACGCTTCAGTCAAAATTGAGTGCGCTAGTACTGTAGCCGTTGTTGTTCCATCGCCAGCTTCTTGAACAGTTTTTCTAGCAGCTTCCTTTAGAAGCGTAGCACCCATATTTTCTACTGGGTCTAATAGTGTAATAGCGTTTGCCACAGTTACACCATCTTTTGTAATGACAGGTTTACCCTGATCATCTTCTAGTATTACACATTGGCCGCTAGCCCCAAGTGTGGAGCTAACAGCCTTTGTTAATTTATCTATACCTTTAAACACCTTATCCTTAGCGTCTTGGCCAAAGTTAAGATTTTTGACAATTTTGTCAGTCATAATTTAATTTAATTTGATTTGATTATAAAATACTATTCAAAGGTCTTTACTACTTGTGGACCGTTTACAAAGCTAAGCTTTTTTTGGTAATGAGCTATTGAAGCGTCTATCGCTTGCTCAGCTCCTTCCATTGTTTCACGCCTTGTTACGTCGTGCCAAATATTTTCTTTTTCTAGGTCTAAATATTCGGTTTGGTAAAATCCATTTGGTAATTGCACAATTCTCCAGTTTTTCTTTTCAGTTACATGATTCCAAAGATCAACTGTTTTTTGTGGTACTTGTGGTTGACTACTCCACGAACTAGTCGCATAATATAATGTCATTGGTTTTGGTTTTAAATTAGTATAATTGGTTGCTCTATCCCGAGCAGGGTATATTCTATATACTCACTTGGTTTTAGTGATTTTTACTTATGGCTTAATAGGTCTATCTCCATTAGGAAAGTCAGCTTGTGATGGGTAATCTCTTAATTCTTGTCTGTATACTAAATATTCCGCATGTTGTGGGTAATCTGTTAATGGAACTATCCAATCAGATTTTTTAAGCTCTCTATCGCGCCATTCTCTTTCTTCATTACTTTTTATTTCATTTTGTTCTTCTAAAGATAATTTTGTGAATGGATCAACAAAGTTTTCATTTTCATATATCCAACCTTTCTCTACTTCAGGTATATTAGTAATGTCTACTGTTAATGCTTCTAACGAATCAGCAAAAGAAGAATCAGCAATAACAACATTTTTTACGATATTGTTTTCTATAATAGCTATTTTAATTTTTTCCATTTTTTTATATTTATTCTACCCAAGTTATTAAACAATAGCCATCAGCTCCATTTTGCAGCGGTAAACCAGATTGTCCGCTGTTTGGTTTTGGTACAGTAAAGCCTCCTGAACCTGGGTTAATAGTGCTAGTACCGTTATCTGCTCCACCACCACCATATCCAAAAATACCTGTTCCAGCGATACGGTAACCACTACTAGCTGCTTCAGCACCCCAACTTGGAGAAAGTGTACTTCTAATAGCATTCGCTTCACCCCCTTGAGAAGTAACATCTACTCCGCCAGCTGAAGATCCTTGAAAAACAGAATCACCACCAAGTTGATTAGTAGCACCAGCACCTATAGTAATAGCAATAGGATTTGTATTAGTTAGCGTTACATTTTTAATTTGAGCCTCACCACCAGATCCTGGTTCTTGACTCAAGTTAGATTGTCTACCTCCTCCACCAACTATAAAAACAGTTACAACACCTCCGTTGCTAATTAAAGCAGATGGTGGTGTAAAAGTTCCACTAAAAGTAAATTCTTTAAATTGAGGTTTTCCTCCTCCACCTCCGCTAGCCGCGGCTAATGGAAAAAAATCTGTATAATTACTCATTTATATTTATTTAAATATTTATTTTATATCTCACCTGTTGCGCCAACTACCACCCAACCACGAGCTGCATCAGTATAAACTAATTCAAAATTAGCTTTGTTATTATCTAGTATCATGTCTTGCCCAACCGCCATTATAGGGCTGCCGCCTTGAGCTATCACGCAGGTTGTTACGGTTGTTAAGTTCACCACTTTAATGCTATCTCCAGGCGAAGGACTAGATGGCATTGTAAGTGTTATAGTAGATCCACCCGTTAAAACATATAAATAATTTTTTTGACCTACTGTGTTAGAATTAATTACATCTATAGTATAATTCCCTACGCCGCCTCCAGCTAATGGATCTGTTGTAGAACCACCACCTCGGTTAATTTGTACTACTCCTTGGTTTTGATACAGTGCACCTTGTGGAACGCCTAGCGCGTCTGCAGCTGCGTCGTTGGAAGCTGAGAAGCTAGTTACAGTTGGAAGCAACACACGTGGTACTTGAGGAACTGTAC